GACAATTACACAGGCTGTCCGGGGATTGGCCCCAAAAAGGCAGAGGCAGTACTGGCCGGGTTGACAAAGATTGAGAGTATGTGGGAAGCTGTTAAGGGTGCTTTTAAAAAGGCAGGGTTTGGGGAACAGGAAGCCCTTTGCCAAGCTAGAGTAGCTAGGATTCTTAGGTCAGGAGAATACGACAAAAAGACAGGGAATGTTAAATTATGGCAAAGCTAAAATCAATTAGTCGAAAGACTAAGGGAAAGAGAGTTTATATATCAGGGCCAATGACCGGGCTACCTGAATATAATTATCCTATGTTTGATTACAAAGAGGAACGGCTTTGGGAAATGGGATTTATCCCTGTTAACCCGGCTAATAATTTTAACCGGGACACCACTCGTGAAAGGTGGGAATATCTAAAAGAAGACATAAAGAACTTACTGACTTGTGATTATATTCTTTTTCTTCCGGGGTTTGAAAGAAGTGCTGGAGCTTTGTTAGAAGCTTTAGTTGCTAGGGAGTGTAACATTCCTGTTTTGGAATTTGAAATATGATAGCGATTTTATTTTTGCTTTTGGCCGGGTGCACTCCGCAAGGAAGCACACAGCAAGCAACAAAGTACCCTGATGTTCCCGAATATGGTATAGTTTTTGAACTTCAAAAGGAGGAGGAGCAATGGAAACAAAAGAAGTAGTTGTTAAAGATTCTGGTAAACGCCAGCATTTTGAGTCTGGTTCTGTTCGTGACACTAGGGAAAAAAAGGGAAGGTATGACCTTCTTATGCCTTACGCTATACACCTTGTGGCTAGGCAATTGGAAGAAGGGGCTTTAAAGTATGCGGAGCGTAATTGGGAGCTTGGTCAGCCTCTTTCCCGGTATATGGATTCAGCACTTCGCCACTTGTTTCGCCACCTAGAGGGACACAGGGATGAAAGGCACGATGTTGCCGGGGCTTGGAATATACTTGCTTTGATTGAGACAAAACGCAAGATTGAGCTTGGATTGTTGCCACAAGAACTGGATGATTTACCTAAACCTATAAATGAGCCAAAAAGAGCCTGATTCATTACCTCCTATTAGTAAAGCACTTGTAAAGGCTCTTGAAGAAAGATGCCCTGAAAAGTGCCCTGAACTTTCAATGAGTGAAAAAGAAGTATGGTTTTATGCTGGACAGAGGCAAATAGTTAGGCTAATTAAAAAAGCTTACGAAGATCAAAACGAAAACATATTAATTAAAGAATAATACTACAATGGCTAAATGGGGATCCGCTCCTTTAAGGGTTGTTCTGAGGTTGCCTTCTGCTATGCAACTTAACAGGTCAAATATGTCCGGGCCTCGTGTTTCTGGCCCAAGAGTTTCGGCTAACAACCCTGTTGCACGAAGTTTTTTTTCTAATGCAAATAGCCAATTTATGAATCGAAGCATTACCAAGGGGCCGTGGGTTTCTAGTTTTGGTAGGCTTGGTACTGGTGGAGGGAGGATGGCACAAATGCTTGGAGAGCGTAATTCTGTTAGGGCTTTTAAAAATTCTGTTAATCAGACTAGGAATGCTCCTCCTGTTGTTAAATATCGTGATCCTCGTACAGGAGCCGTAACCGATTTTCCTGTTTCTCGTGTGAATCTTGGTAGATTTGGCTCTCAAGGCTGGAGAGCTAATCAAAATATTGCTGGACAAACCTCTAAGAGAGGCTATTCAAGCGGAATGTCGCAATTTGCAATAAATACCCCATCAGGTGTGGGGATTAATAGAATGCGATAATAAAAAGGAATATAAATATATGTGTTTTATGGGCGGTGGCGGTGGGGGTGCTCCCCAAGTTGTTTACAGGGATAACCCTTCTCCTTCAGTTGTGTCTTCTCCTCCACCTCCTCCATCCCCTATGGCTGGCCCGGTTGGCCCTGCTGGGGAACAAACAATGGCTGATGTTGAGCGTTCCCAAAGTCTGGGTACTTCTATTTTCAAAATTAATCGTGACCCTATGATGACTAATGATTATCAGGATCAGGGAATTGACAGCGGAATTTCTTATTTAGGATAATATATGTCTTTTACTCAAGGAATTGCCTTAGGCCAGCTTGGTTGTTTTGTAGAGACAACCGCTAATGTTTTAAACAATGCACCTACTGGAAGAGAGTGGTTTGCTATTCAAATCATTAAGGTTCCATACTTTGACAAATCCTTCAGCCCTAGCATCTGCAAATTCAAACAGCGATTCTTTGGCAAACACTACTTCTGGTAGTGCGGTTCTTGTACCCGCAGGGACTATTTTGTACGGAACATTTACTGCTTTTCAACTTCATTCTGGAATTGTTATTGCCTATTTCGGCAGTTAATAGGCAGGGGTATTTATGCCTAGTTTAGGTACAGGATTGTCTTTGGGGACAATCAGCCGAATCAATAATTTTGATTTTGACGCTTCTAGTTATATAACTAGCAGAGGAATACCTAATTCGGCTAATATTTTATCTGTAAACAGAAATTATCACGAGTTTAACGGAACAAATTATTTTAAATTTTCTTTAACTTCTACTAATTCTGGAAAATTTAATCAACTCAAACTTACGGCTGGTTTAGCTAGATCGTTTTCTTTTTGGGCTAAAATTTCTGACGTTAGCCGTACTCAATGGATTTTTGGTAAAGAATTAGAATATGCTTTTAGAATCCAAAATTCTTCTGAAATACAAGTTTTATATGGAAATGTTGGAGGATCATCTTGGCTTCAAACTTTAATATTTAATCTTTCTTCACCTTTAGTTAACAACACTTGGACTCATTTTTATTTTGTTTTAAATAGGTCGACAAATTTAGCTAGGCTTTATGTAAACGGCTCTTTGGTAGGATCGGCAATAAGCTTAAACACAACTGCGTTTACTTCCAATAATAATAGTTTTACTATTGGAGATAAAGACCCTCAAAACGTAAATCAATCGTTTATTGGCGGGTTAAAACACTTTTGGGTTAGCTCCGTTGAGCACACTCAAGCAAATATTACTTATTTTTATAATTCAGGAAATGTAAGAGATCAAGGGTTGGTTCTTAATCCTGTTAATTTGGTGTTTTATTTTAATTTTGAAGGGCCGTTAGTTGATCGTGGTATTTTAGATTTTGGGACAGCTTCTTCTGGAATTTCAGTAAATACCTCTGAAAGCACATTTATTAGTGTAAATCCGCAAACTTTAATTAATTCTTTTGTTGTTCAGGTTAAAAATGCCGGGATTTGGAATAATATGGTTTGCTGGCCTTTAAGAAATTTCCAAAATGGGAACACTTCTGGAACCGCTTTTTCTTTGGGAGGAAAAGCCAGTATAAATTTATCAATTTTAAACTATTTGTCTGGGACGACTCAAACTGAACAAGGTCTTTTCACAAACGATGGATCATCAGTTTTAAGTACAATTTTAGGTAGCACTAATACTTGGACAGACGCTTCTCTGGTTAGCGTGATGAACACTAATGTAGTTATGAACGGATTTGCCGGGTTTCCGTTGATTTTACAGCTTTCAACTAATAATTATAGTAACTCTGGAACTTACGATTTAATCTGCAATGGGGACGAAAATAGAGCATATAGGGGTAGTATTAAAAATGCTTCAACTTTTGTTCAAACCCCTGATGTTACTAACACATATAGGTCTAGGTTTATTGCTTCAACTTTAACCCCTTCTAGTGTTACTTGCAGTATTAACAATTCCAGCCCTTTATCTATATCTAATTCAACTTCTCAAGCCGCTGTTTTTGATAGAATATCGGTAGGAACTAGATATGCAGGGAGTAATACCCCTCAAATTAGTTCAGCTAATTCTTATGGGGGTTATGATTATGCTATTGCCCCACCAGCTTCTTATTTAGCATTTAAAGCTATATTTGATACAAACATAAATATTTCTACTTTTTATTCTATTTATAAAAATACTCTTGGAGTTGGGCTTCCTCTTCCCTAATGAGCAAAACAGCTTCAGCCCTGTACGCAGAGCTAGAAACTTCTCGCAACACTTACTTGCAGAGGGCTAGAGATTGCTCTGTACTGACCATTCCAACATTGATTCCCCCTGCTGGACACAGCAACGCCAGCAACTACGAAACTCCTTTTCAGGGAGTAGGGGCAAGGGGAGTTAATAACATTGCTTCTAAGCTTCTTCTTGCTTTGTTTCCGCCAAACGCCTCTTTCTTTCGTTTGGTAATTGATCCCTATAAATTAAAAAAACTTGGTGGCGGGGAAGAACTAAAAGTTGAAATGGAAAAAGCGTTGGCTGAAATTGAGAACGCAGTCAGCAAGGAAATTGAAACTTCAGCTTTGCGTGTTCCGATTTTTGAAGCTTTAAAACACCTTATTGTTGCCGGGAATGTACTTATTTATTTCCCTGAAAAAGGCGGTATGCGGGTGTTTAAACTTGAGAACTATGTTGTTAAACGTGATCCTTTTGGAAATGTATTAAATATTGTAACAAAAGAGTGCGTATCTCCTTCTGCCCTTCCTGACGAAGCCAAGGCAATGTATAAAAAGCACGAAAAAGAAGAAGGCGAAGAATATTCTAATGACGACAGCGTTGACATTTATACCTGTGTCCACCGCAAAGACAATAAGTGGGAAGTGTATCAGGAAATTGAGGGCGAAATGGTTCCTGAATCTGATGGAGAATACCCTATTGATAAGTGCCCATTTATCCCTCTTCGTTATAGCCGTATTGATGGAGAAGACTATGGCCGTGGATTGGTTGAGGAGTACCTAGGGGATTTGCGTTCTTTGGAAGCCCTTACACAAGCTATTGTGGAGGGTTCGGCTTCTGCCTCCAAAGTGTTGTTTTTAGTTAATCCTAATGGTACTACCAAAATTAAATCTTTGGCAGAATCCAAAAACGGCCAGTTTGTTTCTGGGAATGTGGCCGATGTTAACGCCCTTCAGCTTCAAAAATACGGAGATTTCCGGGTGGCAAAAGAAGTTATGGTGGAGATTCAAACCCGCCTAGCTTTTGCTTTCCTCCTTAATTCTTCTGTTCAGCGTGACGCAGAAAGAGTAACAGCCCAAGAGATTAGGTTTATGGCTCAAGAGTTGGAAACTGCCCTTGGGGGAGCCTATTCAATCCTTAGCCAAGAATTCCAGCTTCCTATGGTGTCTCGCATTATGGATCGGATGAGCAAGGCTAGTCGCCTTCCGAAGCTTCCGAAGAATGATTTGATTCGTCCTATGATTATTACCGGGGTGGAAGCCCTTGGTCGTGGAAACGACCTTACCAAGCTGGATTTGTTCTTGTCTGGGCTTGCTCAAATTTTTGGCCCTGAAGCAATGATGCAATTTGTAAATATTGAAAATTATCTTAAGCGTAGGGCTACTGCGTTAAATATTGATACAGAAGGTCTTGTAAAAACTGCTGAGCAAATAGAACAGCAGAAACAACAATCTATGGCTTTGCAGTTGACAAATAACCTTGGGCCTCAGACAATCAAGGGAATATCTGATGTCGCTGGTAAAACTATGCAACAGCAGATGCAACAAACTCAGCAGTAAACAAAAATAAGCAAGGAGAAATAAAATGGACAGAGTTCAGGTTCCAGCGAATGCGTCTGGCCCGGTGAATACCGAACAAGCCACGCCCACACCAGCCCCTAATGCGATTGAGCCTAGGGTTCAAACCAATCAGACCAATGTGGCATCTAGCACAGAAAAACCTGATTGGCTTCCTGAAAAATTTAAAAGTGCTGAAGAGATGGCAAAAGCCTACTCTGAGCTTGAAAAGAAACTTGGTGGGCAACAGGAAAACCAAGAAAATCAGCCTGAAAACAATCAGGCAAATGAACAGCAAATTACCCCTGAGGAAACAAAGGCTTTTCAGGAATGGGAAAATAAGTTTTCAGGGTTTTCCAAGGAATACTTTGAAAAAGGCCAGCTTAGTCAAGAGTCTTACGCAAAGCTTACCCAAATGGGTTATCCTCGTTCCATTGTGGATGCCTATATTAATGGGCAAGTTGCCATTTCTAATCAAGGCTCTCAGCAACTAATGTCTGAGATTGGCGGTGAAAGTGGCTTTCAAGAAATGCACAATTGGGCTTTGGAAAATCTTTCTCAGGATGAGATTGATTCTTACAATGCTTTTCTTGAAACCGGGGATCAACGCCAAGCTAGTTTTGCCGTAAAGGGTATGTACGCTAGGTATAAGGCTTCAATGGGTAAACAGCCTAAGCTTATTGGCGGTACTCAATCTGAAACCACAAGTTCGGCATTTCGTAGTGTTGCTGAGCTTACAAGTGCTATGGCTGACCCTCGTTACAAAAATGATTCGGCTTACAGAAAAGATGTTGAACGGAAGCTTGCAAATAGTAATGTTCTGTAAGTAAAGAAAGGAAAAATATATGACTAAAGAAATTATTCAATCCCTTGCTAGGCACATTCTAACCGCCCTTGGTGCTTTGCTTGTTTCCAAGGGTGTTGTTGGTCACGCCGAAACTGAGGCCATTGTTGGAGGCATTGTTGCCTCTATTGGCCTTGGTTGGTCGGTTTGGGACAAGTTTAAGAATCGGAGTTAAGCCGTGTTTGGGGCTATTATAGAAGCCCTACTGATGGCTATATACCGAATTATCAAAGGGGAGGCTCAAGATGCTTCAAAACCAGCTAAAGCTGAAGAACTTGGGCCTCCTCCTTTGTATGTTAGGGAGCGTTGGAATAAGCGGGTGTGCGACTTTATCGGAAAGCAAAAAGGTAGTAATAGTCCACGAAAGTGACGCTTTATTTAAAATAGGCCCAAATGTAAGGGGTCAGGTGTATTTTTGGAACGGCAAAGAGTGGGAATTGTCAGAAAATGAAATTAAACTTCCAGAAGGATGGTTGACAGGCCCACTTAATTCTGCTAAGGACTCAAAATAGATTTTTGAAAAAGGAATCTAGTCAAGTAGCACTAGCCCCTCTACGGAGGGATAACTAAGCTGTCGAAAGCGGACATCCCAATCAAAAAGCGTTAAAGCTGAGTGGCTTTGACATTGTTTGATTAATATTAACCCGAAAGGAAACAAAGAAAATGGCTCTTACAACCTTTTCTCGTCCCGGCCGTGTAAACAACGCTGGTGACGCTAATACGCTGTTTCTCAAGAAGTTTGCGGGTGAAGTGCTGACTACCTTTGAAACCAATGCGGTTTTCAAGCCTCTGCACCTTGTTCGCACTATTGAGAGTGGCAAATCCGCTTCGTTCCCGGTTACTGGAACGGCGGAAACCCGCTATATGACTCCGGGGGATAACCTCCTCACGGATTCTGTGGGTGCAAACTCATATCTCTCTGGCATCGCCCACGGCGAACAGGTGATTGACATTAACAACTTGCTGACCTCCAGCACCTTCATCGCTAAGATTGAGGAAGCGAAGAATCACTTCGATGTTCGCTCGATCTATACCGAGGAAATTGGCCGTGCTCTGGCGAAGAAATTCGATCAGACCATTGCCCAGCTTGTGGTCAACGCTTCCCGCACGGCGGTTTCGGCCCCGAAAAAGGCTGGTAGCGGTTCCGTTAATATCGGAACTGGTGCTGGTATTACCGGGATTACCATTGCCAAGGGCATCTATGATTCGGCTGTTAAGCTGGATCAGGTTGATGTTCCTGATGATGGCGAGCGTTATTGCGTTCTTCCGCCCGATCATTATGCACTTTTGGTGCAGAATGTCGGCCACCCGGATAAGGCCAACGCTGTCGGCTCTTACGCCAAAAACAGCATTGTTGAAGTTGCCGGGGTGAAGGTGCTGAAAAGCAATAACCTTCCCTCTATGGGAGCTTCGGCTTCGGCTGAAACTAACTCGCTTGTGAACTACAACGATAATACCACCTACGCCAATGTGGGCGGTGTTGTGTTCCATAAGAATGCGGTTGGTACTGTTAAACTGCTCGATCTTGCCGTTGAATCGGAGTACAAGATTGAACTTCAGGGCACATTCATTGTGTCGAAGTACGCTGTGGGTCACGGAGTTCTCCGTCCTGAGTGT